TTAATTCGGTGATCCCGTGTAGACCTCTCTGACCAGCGAATACAGTCTGCATTCGCCCTGTCCGCTCATGCGTATGCGGAAATGGTCGCATCTTCTCGGGATTATGGGCAGGTAATAGCTGCGCTTTTTCTCGGCATTAAGCTCCTTCACTGTTTGCCATATCCCGTCGCTGTCAAACTGCATCTCTATTTTAAGGCTCGCCCCCTCGTCCAGCTCGAGCCTTATAAGCAGCTTGCTGACTGTTTTCTTCTCCGGCGTTTCCGAGGATGAGCTTGAATATGACGTGTACTCGTAAAAATCGGCCCATTCCGCCATCCATTGAACGCTCGCCTCGCGCACCGACGCGGCCGGAACGCTTCTCGCGTTGCCGCTTATCTGAATTCTGCCGCTGCTGTCAAGAAAATATAATTCCTCGTTCCAGCCCCAGCCTATGACCTCGGTGTCGTCCTCCCTGTGCCACAGCTTGACCCTCGTGTCGTAAACGAACAGCTCGTACCCGCTCTTCCCCTGCATCGAGACATAATACTTTGTCCCGTCCGAGCCGGCCACCGCGTTTTTAAAGCGCTGCATTCCGAACGGCACCGCTATGCTCTGCGGTATGCCGCCGCTCCATGCAGCGATACCCGCTCTCGAAAGATAGAACATCACCTCTCCGGCTATGGCAAGGCTCCTGTCCGAGCCCTTTTCTACGCCTAACGAGGCCGAGCCCATCACCTGAAAGTTTGACGGCTTGTCTCCATACACCTTATACACGTGCTCCTCCTTGAAAAAGCACGGATATCCGAGATATGAGGCGCAGGCCGTGAAGTCGCCCGTTGAGCCGACGTTGACCGTGAAGCTGTCCGTTGAAACTCCGTCGTATACGTTCCAGTTGAAAATGTCTCCTAACTTCGAAGCGTATATCGTGTCGTTCTTGCAGCCCCAAAGCCTGTTTTCGTTCTCGCATATGAAGTCCAGGTCGGGCACGCTTCTTGTTATCTGTATCGTTTCGCTGTCTCCGCCGTCACTTATGACGAATGTGTTTTCATAGAAACGAAGATAGTCTCCGTCGATCTCTCGTATGATTGCCGTTTTATTGTTCTCCGTGTGCTTTGTGCAGCCGGATATGGTAACGCCGTCGCCCTCCCTGAAGACAGAACCCCAGTCCGCGTCCTTGGCGTATATGGTGTTTGCCGCCGCGCTCTCGCCGACGTATGTTCCGTCCTGAAGCTTTGCCGGACCGCTCCTGCTTGCCTCCATGCTGCCGAATTCGCCCGTCAGACGGTTATAGTATTTCTTGTCCGGCAGTATGATGATGTATGCCCCCAGGCTCGCAAAGGTCTTTTTCGTGTCCGTTACGCTGCCCTTTAAAGCGCCGTCTGCGTAAAAGCCCGCTCCGTCGGCCCAGAAGAGCCCGTCGTGCGCCAGAAAGCCGTTGGGCTTTTGCAGTGTGGTGTACACCCAGCGTCTTTCCCTCGGACTTAATAATGGGTAGTAATCGCTCGTGAGGTTTTTCATGTCCCACAGCTCGCCGTCGTCCGCCGCAGCCGTGTGATTGTATCCGCCGAACTTGACCTGCTTTCTGCCCGTTATCCTGTCGGCGTTGACCATTTGCGGAAGTCCTGCCATCATTCCTCCCCGAAGCGTATAAACTTCTCCAGTGCCTCAAGCTGTGCCGGACTTATCCTTTCAGGTATGGGTGCATGCAGCGTCTCCGGCTCGTCTGTCTGCGTCATGCACAGCTTTTCTCTTTCCCTTTTGAATTCCTCGGCCGAGGCCGTGTCCTCAAAGGCGAAGCGCTCGTTTTCAAGCCACTGTATTTGTCCGTTCTCGTCCGTCCTTGCATATTTTTTTATGAGCTTCAGCTCCTCATCCCTGAAAAAGTCTATCTGTGTCTGAAGCTCCCTTTTGACCCTCAGCAGCGCATACGCCGTCTGATAGCCCATTTCCTTCTGCTGCATTTGCGTTGCCGCAATGTATGCGCTTATGCATTCGATGAGATACATTTTACCCTCCGATCTCTGTCCCGTTGACCTTTACCGTGCCGGCAAGGTTAATTGTCGCGGCGGTAATTTTAATTATTCCGTCGCTGTCCAGGCTGATGCTTGCCGAGCCGCTCCGCAGATAAACCGCCCAGCTGGCCTCAATGCTCATTCTTGTTTCGCAGCTCAGCTTTAATGCAAACGGATTTTTGGTGTAGATAAATAATCTGCGCTTGGCCTCCAGCTCCGTTCCGGCGCCCTGATCGTCAAGCCGCATTCCGCCGTATATGCTGCCGTAGCTGCCGTAATGAAATTCAAGCTCGCCGCCGACCGTGCCGGTTGAGCCCAGAAGCGTCCTGATCGTGCTGCCGCTTATCGTCGCGCCGCTTATCGTGCCGCCGGTTATGGTGTTGCCGCTTAAGGCTATGGCCGATATCGTGCCCGTGGTGATGTTGCCGCCGTTTATCGTGGTACTCCCCGCCGTGGACAGATCGGAGAATGTCACAATGCCGGTAAACTTTATTGTCTGACTGCTCAAAAGCGTTTCTCCGGCCTTAAGCCTTATGACCGAGCTCGTGTCTCCGTTTGTAACGGCCAGCGTCAGGCTGTTTGCCGTCTGCTGTATAAGGCTTATGTCCGCCTCGGCATCTGATATCCGGGTCGTGAGGCTTCGTGCGGTCTGCTGCAGAACGGAAACGTTGCCCTCCGCGTCCGTTATCCTCGTCGTCAGGCTCTCGGCGGTTTGAAACAGTGTGGAAACGTTGCTCTCTGCGTCCGATATTCTCGTCGTCAGGCTCGTCGCCGTGGCCGTCAGGGTGTTTATGTTTCCCTCCGCGTCCGATATCCTCATTCCCAGCCCCTCTGCGGTCAGGGCGAGGCTTGCAACGTTGCCCTCCACGTCGCTTATCTGCGCGTATACCGGCTCCGTTATTATGTCCGATATCTCCTCAAGCCCCGCCTCGTTGAAATTCTCCTTGTCTAAATTCGAGAGGGAAAATCTCAGGCTCTCGAGCAGCATGTAAAGATAGCTCTGTATTTTGTCGAACTTCTCGTCTGTAGACTGCTGCTTTGTAAGCTGGGGGAAGCTGCTGTCGGCAATTGATAAATTGGTGGGCATGCTCTGCCTCCTTTCGGGCAGCTCTTTGGAGCTGCCCTTTTTTATTTGCCGGTCATTTGCCGGCGTCGTCCGTTGCGTCCTTCATTTTCTTGATGCCCTTGGTAAGCCAGTCGGGCACAGGCGCGCCCAATGCCTGCGCGTTCTCGGCGATCGAGCCTATTTCCGTGAAGATGTACCACATTGTGACTAAGGGCCCGAACAGCGTTTCATAGTCTATCGGCAGCGTTATGCCGAGCCCCTGCATGCCTATCTTCAATGCTAAATCGCACATAAAAGCGGCTACTACTGCGACTATCTCGCCGACCTTGTGCCAGCGTCCCTCGCGGGATCTTGCGCTGTTCCAGTCTCCGGCCTTCTTCGCGGCGCACGAGCCCGTTGTCCAGTCGATGATTATAAGCGCAAGAAACAGCATTACCGCCCAGCCTGCCCAGCCTATCAGGCCGGTTATGATTGCCGCAATTGCAGTCGCGGCGCCCTTGATCTCTGTGATTTTATCCGGTGCGTTCATTTACTTGCCCTCCATCATGCTCTCGAAGTAGCGGCGCATGATCTCCATGACGCGGATCATGTCCTCTGACAGATCGATCTCGCCGTTACCTTTGCCTTTTAGTGCGCCCGCGTCTATGTAGCGCTGCGCCATTTCGCGGTAGCCCTCCGGCACATCCTCTATTGTTTTCCATCTTTCCATTTCTTCATCCTCCGTAAGTCTTTTGTTTACCTCGGCCGCTATCTGCCCGTGTCGCTCATAAAGCCACTGCCCGGGGCAGGCCTTGTTTTCATAGTCGCGGTGAACGGTCATATTGCACCCGTTCTTGTGGTTTACGCGGTCGGCCTTGCTGGTAGACCAGACAAGCTTCTTAATACCGTTGCGCCTGCATATATCCGTCACAAGGTCGAGCAGCGTCTTGTAGGCCGCGTCGTTTACCCTGTACGGATGCCTGTTTTCGCAGGCCACCTCGATAGTCACCGCCCGGCGGTCGTTTTCCCCGTCCGAGGTCGCCCAGCTGCGGTTTCTTTCCTCTACATACATTCCGACTCTGCCGTCGGGGCCTATGCCGTAGTTTGTGCTCGCGGCTTTTGTCTGGAACAGTCTGCCCAGCGTCTCGACCGCCGCCTGCGACGCCGAACAGTGTATCGTGATGGTATCGATATTGCGCCCCTTGCGGCCGCCGCTGTAGGGGCTTATCCGTGTGTAGCTGACAAGCGGTGAATTTGTAAATGCCATCGTCAATCCTCCTCCAATAATCCGCTCAGGGTCTTTTCGTCGTCGTCCGTAATGTTCATAGCTCTACTTCCTCTATCAGTGCGCGGGTTTCGAGTATGTACAGATATTTGCCCATCGTTGCCGCCTGCTCTCGCAGGAGCTCTATAGGGCAGTTTAGGGAAAAATCAAGTTTGCCCGCATCGTACTTTACAAGCATTCTGTGCAGCTTATCGTATTTATCCTTGAGCTCGATATACTCGTTTCTCATGCGCTCTTTATAATCCATTTTTATATCCTCCTTTTTCTGTTTCGGGGTAATGTTCATGTTGCATCCTCCCACGCGCTCGGCAGAGCAGCTGCATCGTGCACGACGTTATCCTGCAAGCACTTGTGTACCTTGCCGGAAGCGTCCTTGTAGCATTCGCCGGTCATGTACATGCCGCTCGTTCCGAGAGGAGCTACCCATGCTTTAGCCTTGGCCGGGTCGGTCGTGTGACACAGCCCCCACAGAGCGCGAAGCGTTGACGGTCGGCCGCTGTAGTTTACTGCGTTGTAGGGCTGGATAAGCTTCCACACCTGACCCTCGTCGGCCACCGGCGTTCCCACAGGACATGCGCTGTAATCCTTCTGCGCGTCGAAATCGGGCACGGCGATTTCTGCGGCGATAATTTCAGTGCCGGTCATGGTGTTCGCCTTTGTCCGCAGGGCTGCGGCATCATCCGCGCCTTTTTCTTTCATTTTTGCGATCGCTTCATCTTTCGTCATATGCTGTTGACTCCTTCCCTGTAGGCGTTATCAAGGTCTGTAGGCGATATGGCGTTTGCTATCTCGGTATCCTTATCCGCTATCACTCGTGCTCCATTGACTTCCTCGATCTTGCACTTCGGCTCAGTGCCGTGCAGGCCGTCGTCGGTAAGCCGGAATACGGTGTCGGCTATCTGCGTTACCGTTTCGCCGGTCTCCGCGTCGGTGTATTCCTTTGCAATTTTCGCGCATATGCCCTCAGCCTCCGCTTCATTGCACAGCACATAGCAGCCGTTTGTGTGCAGCCGGATATACACATAGCTGTCGGAATATCCGGCGATTTCGTTGTTTACTTTTATCGCGTACATTGATTACACCTCCCGAATTAAAAACAGAAAGCAAAGGCGACGCCTCTGGGTTGGGAGCTACTAAGCGCAACGTTCGTATTAACTGAACCTGCTGACGTCACATATAAACGAACAAAAGTAATGCCTCTATCGCTTGAACCCGAACTCAGCCACCAGTCAGCAGCTTGGCCGTTTACCTGCTTAATCTTGCTGTTTCCGGCGGCGTAGTAGGCGTACTGTGTGCCCTCGATGTATTGCGCATACTTTTTAACGCCGAACACCTCGTTTTCCGTAAGTCCGAAAAGCTTCGGGGAAACGCTTTCGTTGTTTATCGTCTTGCTGACAGGCTTTATGGCGCTCTGTATGCTCTGCGGCAGCTTTGTAATGAGGTTGTCCCATGTTGCCTGCCATTCGTATTTTGCGTTAAGGCAGTCGTGCAGCTGGAAGGTCAGCGGCGCTGTTCCGCCTGCGGCGTAGGTGTCATGGCTTTTGCCGATGATATCAATTTGATAGTCTGCGCCGTCTATCGTCATAGTCTTGCTGTCGCCCGCTACCCACGTGTCGGGTACGCTGCCGCTTTGACAGGCAGCGATTATCTGCTCCCACGTGTTGGAGGCGAATGTGGGGTTGAGAAAATTCGCCGTTACCGCGCAGGTCTTGCCATTAGGCGCGGTGTGGTTCGTGCCCTCCGCTACGCTCACGGTTATTGTCGCGCTGCCGCTTGCCTTGCCCGTCACCGTCACCGTGCTGCCGCTCACGCTTGCCGTTGCTATGCCCGGGGCGCTGCTCACGGCGCTTATCACACCGTCGCCCGTTCTCGTAACGGTGATGCTTGCGCTCGTTGTGCTGCTGTCCAGCGTCAGTGTCGTCGGGCTTATCGATAAACTGCCCGCCGCCTTCCCGATACTCCAGCTCACGCTCTTCGCCGTCGTCGTGCCGTCCGCCCAGCGGTAATTTGCCTTCGGCGTAAATGTTGCCGTGTAGCTTCCGGCGTTCGTGCCGGAGGTCGTGCCGCCGATTGTCAGCTGTGTCGCGCTGTAGCTGCTCCATGTGGGGGACTGGCTGCTCCCGTTATACGTCAGTGCTCCGCTCTGACTCGGAACGGCCGAAATGGTCTTTTTATTGATTGTAACGGCGGTTGTGCTTGTTTTGGTAACTCCGTGCTCGGTGTAACTGATCGTGACGCTTTGGCTCCCCACGCTTGTGAACGTTGTCGGGCTTATGCTGTAATTGCTTACAGCCGCCGAAGATCCGTCGCTGTATGTCGCTGTGACGACCATTCCGGCGCTCTGGAAGCTGTCGCCGTATTCATACACCGTTTTCGCCGGCGGCGTTGTTACCGCTATGGACACAAGCCTTACGCCTCCGCCGCCTCCGACCATGTTGAACACTAAGCTCATGCCGTTGCCTCCGTTCTCAGAATGTTGACCGTAAGATTTTTCGTCGGCGTAACGTCGCAGTGAAAGCTCATCCTGCCCGCCGTTGTCACATTGTCGGCGTAGATCATCGCCTCGGCATAGTCCTTGAAGCTGTCCCCTGCCGGGCACACCGTATAGGCATAGCCGCTTGCAATGAACTTGCTGTTGCTGACTGCCTGTGTGCCTGCGCTCCACCCTGCCGCCGTCAGCGTCACAGTAAAGGAGTCCGCCTTTCCGCTCTTGCCGTTCCACGCCGTCCTCTCCGCGGCGGTAATGTGCTTGACGGTGTTTTCCGCGTGGGTATTCAGATTGTCCTGTACGGTCTCTGCCGCGCCCTGCGCGTCCGCTCCGACCATTGCGGCGGTGTAGTCGCCTATCTGAGGCGTAACAGCGCCTGCTCTGCCGTTGAAGCTTGAAACACCGCCGCCGGCCGCGTTTTGCGCCTGCTCTGCCCAGTACCTGGCGTTGTTCGTGTCCTCTCCGGTGCGCGTCCCCGTGCCGCCGACTGCCCAGCTCTCGGACAGCTTACTGCTTGCCTGTGCACTCTGTGCGCTCGCTCCGGCGCTCTGTGCGCTCCCTGCTGCCGCGCTCTTGGCGCTCTCTGCGTCTGTCTTGGCGCTCTGTGCGGAAGTATTCGCGGCCGCGGCATCTGCTTTCGCGGTCTGCGCCGAGGTGTTTGCAGTCTCGGCCTTGCTCTGCGCCGCCTGCGCCGCTGCTTTTGCCGACTCTGCGGCGGTTTTTGCCGACTGCGCGGAAGCATTCGCACTCTCGGCGCTTGCTCCGGCCGTGACCGCCGCCGCTTTCGCGCTCTCTGCGTCTGTCTTGGCGCTCTGTGCGGAAGTATTCGCGGCCGCGGCATCTGCTTTCGCGGTCTGCGCCGAGGTGTTTGCAGTCTCGGCCTTGCTCTGCGCCGCCTGCGCCGCTGCTTTTGCCGACTCTGCGGCGGTTTTTGCCGACTGCGCGGAAGCATTCGCACTCTCGGCGCTTGCTCCGGCCGTGACCGCCGCCGCTTTCGCGCTCTCTGCGTCTGCCTTTGCGTTCTGTGCCGCCTGAGCCGCGGCTTGCGCCGCCGACGCTTTTTCCGTGGCCGTCTGAGCGCTCTGTGCACTCGAGGCTTTGCTGTCCTGCGCATCTGCTGCCGACTCTGCCGCGAGCGCTGCATCATTGCTCGCACCTTGCGCCGCGGCGCTTGCCGAGGATGCCGAGCCGGACGCGCTCTGTGCGCTTGTGCCTGCGCTCTGCGCGGCGCTTTCCGCCGCCGTCTGTGCGCTCTCGGCTTTTTCCCTTGCGCTCTGCGCAGCCGATAGCGTCTGGCTTACTATCTCGCCCCTGAGCGCCTCCGTGTCCATCAGGCTGTCCCACTGCTCGGCGCTTTTGTATTTCCATTGAAGCTCGTCGGCCGTTCCGTCGTACCGGAGCATTACCTCCTCGCCGTAAAGGGATTCGAGCCACTCGCCCTCCGTGCCCTCATAGCCGTGCTTGACAGCTAAGCCGTATGCGCTTATGTAGTAGCCCCGCCAGCCGTCCTCGCCATCGTTTTCTCCGTGCGTGTCCGCTGGGTGGTACCACAGCGCGAACCAGCGCATGTATTCTCCGAAGAACGCGTTGAACATCTGCATGGTGTTCTGATACTTGTTGTACTCCCCGTTGGCAAAGTCGATCATCGCCGTGAGGTACGCCCAGTAGATCTTCACGTGCGGATGCTTGACCAGCAGCTCCTTGTTCTTGTCGGTATCGTAGCTGTAGCTTATGAGCTCCGTGTCGGCCAGAAGCAGCACCTCGGTCTGCACCAGCCCCTCGCACTCGTTCACCCACTGTGTTTTTGCTTCATTCGAAAAGGCATTCGGCTTTATTTCATCAACGTATTCAATTACGCTTTTAAGTGTCGCCATTGCTTTCTCCTTAGTAAAAAGCCGGGCCGCGGCCTGTGCCGCCGCCCGGTGATGTTATTTGCCGCTCGCAAGCTGCTTTACTAACTTGTTCAGATCGGCCTTGAGCTCGTTTGCCAGTGTGACAACGGCGTCAAACTCTGCCTTCGTCGGAGCTGTCCCGGCCGCGGCGGCAGCATCTGCCGAGGTGATCTTGAAGTCAGCCTCTTTAATGCCGGAGTTTTTCAGAACGCCCGTTACCTCAAGGTTTGTAAATCTCGTGAAGTCCATGCCAAGCCTCCTCAGCTGATGAGAGTAGTGCCGCCCGTTATGCCGCCGATAGCAAAGCCGCGCCAGTCGTTGAAGCCGGCGATAAAGCGTGCGTAGCCCTTCCAGTTGTTCGCGTCGTTGCCTGCAATCTCGCTTCTCACCTCGAGCTTCACGCGGTCGAGCCACACGGCCGAGCCGTATTCCTTGTTGTAGTTCTTGTCGTAAACGATAAACGGCTTGGTGCCGGCAGTTACGAACTGGTTGAGATACGGCCATACGCACACGTCCCAGCGGCCGAAGTTGTAGTTGAAGCCGTTGTTTGCCGTCGCGGGATCCTTGTCCGCGCCTATCGCCTCAAACACGGCCATCTTGGTCTCGTAGTCATTGGGGATGAGAATGCCGGTCGGCGCAACGTCGAGCACCTCGCCGTTATCGCCCTTGAAGTTCTGCATCTCGGTCTCCATTGCGGCGAGCGCCTTGTTCGAGAATGCATCGGCGAAGCAGTTTGACTGCTTTGCCTTGCCGAGCTTTGACGGGTGGTCTGTCGCAAACAGGCTCTTGCCGTCAGCACCCGCGGTCGAGAAGGTCTTGCCGCGGAAGCTGACCGTCGCCGCCCTCTGGATAGCGCCGCCGAAGAGCGCCGCGCCGAACATCTCTCTCGTGCGGTAGTAGCCGGTTATGAAGTTTGCAGGCTGCTTCTTGAGCTCCATGAGCTTCGCGTCGTCCACCATCTCGCGGGAAATAGCGAAGCTGTCCTTCCATGTCATGTGCTCGAGGAACTTTGCGTAGCCCTCCTGCATCTCGTCCGTGGGATAGTTGCCGTTCTCGCCGACGGGCTGGAAGCCGTTCATAGCCGTGAGGGTGGTCAGCTTCTCGCCCCAGTGGCTCGAGCTGTCCATGTTGAAAAGCTCGGGCAGCAGGCTCTGCTGCTCGAATGCCTCGCCCCTCTTTTCCAGGAACATCTTGATCGGCTCCTGGCTTTTTCCGAATATGCTGTCCTGAAGGCCGCTGCCTTCGGTAAAAATAATGCCCATTGCTTATATCCTTTTCCTTTCTCAGAATCTCACAAGGCACATGTCGCCTGCGGCCATGCCCTCCATGTAGACGATCTCGGCAACGCCGTTTGTTTTTGTCGCCGTGACCGTAAGGCCGTCGGTGTTGATAGTTACCTTGTCGCCCAGCTTGAGCGCCGTGGCGGTGGCGGAGAATGCCGTCTCGAACATCATGTCCTTGTTCACGCGGATAACGGGGATGATATCTCCGGCCGCGCATGCGCTGTCCTTTTCGCACATGCTTATGTATGTCGGCGCGGTCGTGCCGCTCGCGGTGGTAAGGTTGCCGCCGGACTGGATAAGCGCCATGCCTATCTTGGGTGTAATGGCCGCCGCCGGCAGATACTCAATGCCCGGCACTCGGTTATCATCCGTCATGTGGATTTTAAATGCCATTGTTTTTTTGGCTCCTTTCAGCTTTTGTGATTTTTGTTGTAGTGCGCCTGTATCTCGGCGTCTGTAGCGTCGGGGTTGAAGGCACGGTACATTTCCTTGACGTCGTTAGGCACGCTTATCGCGCCCGCTCCGCGCTCCTTCGTTCTCCCCATATGCTGCTTGCTCTGTGTGCTGTTGTATGCCGCCTGCTTGGCTGCCGCTGCATTCTTCTGAACCAGCTTGTCGAAGTTTGCGAGCTTGTAAGCGTCGAGCAGAGAGTTTCCCTTCTGCACAAGCTCGTAAAACTGCGGGTAGTTCTCCATCCCGGCAAGGTCGTTGAGCTCTCGGATATCGGGGTCGAGCTTGCCAATCTCCTGAAGCTGCTCGTCGATTTTGGCCTTGGCCTGAGCCTCGTCGGCTCTGCGCATGGCGCTCTCGGCCTTTTCCCTCGCCTCTCGCGCCTGCCTTACCTCCGGCAGGTCGTTTACCAGGGCGGTGTATTCCTCCTCGCTCAGACCCGCCTGCTCCATCAGCTGGCTCTTTCGGGCGTCCCCTGCCTGCTGCATGTATGCGTCAAACTCGGCCTTCGAGCTTATGGGCTTGCCGGTGAAGGGGTTTTTAAGCCCGCTGCTTTTAAAGGCCTCATCTATCGTGCGTTGGGCCTCCTCCTGTGCCTTGCGTATGGCGGCATCGCGCTCGGCCTCCGCCTTGCGTCTCGCGGCGGCGTAGGCCGCGTTCTGCTCGGGGGTCTGCTTTGCGCTCTCCTCATCTCCTGCGTCAGGCTCGGCGACCTCCTGCTCTTCTGCGCCTTGCGCCTGTTCCTCCGTGGCTTCTTCAGGCTCGGCGACCTCCTGAGCTTCTCCGCCTTCCACTCCGAACACTGCGCCGTAGTCGATATCATCCATGTGTTTTTGCTCCTTTCGGATTTTTACGCTTTTCCTGCGAATTTGAAAGTACTGCGGCTTACTTGTTGCCGCTTCTGAGATCCTTGCCGGTCTTCACAGTGCTCTTGCCCTTCTTGTTTTCCTGCGTGAAGGGAGCTCTGACGACCTGCGAGCCGGTGTTCTTGATGCTTCCGGCATATCCGCATTTCTTGTCTGCCATAGTGTGTCCTCCTTTCCTCGTGTTTTTATTCCCATACCGGGGCAATAAGCATAAGGGGAGCATCCGAACTCCGCCTCTGCCATGTTTTTTTGCCCTTTCTCTGCGTTATCGTCCTTGAAATACGTGAGTATTCCCGCGTCCTCTGCCTTGATTAAGGGCAAAAACTCAATGGCGGAGGTCTGCGATTTTTAAGTGAGAGCTGTGCGTTGCAGGCAAGGCTTTGCGATTGAGGAAGGCTGACGCCTTGTGATTGAGCAAAACGAAGCCTGCGGCGCTCAGATCCGCTTAAAAACGGGTTCGGATGCTCCCCTTATGCTTAACTCTGAATGTCCGCTCCGGGAAGCGGCGAGGCCGCCTGTGGCGGTGCTTGCGCAGCTGTTGCCGCGGCCTGCTGCATCGCGGCCGCTTGTGCCTGCTGCATTGCCGCCTGCTCCTGCTGGCGGCGCAGCTGCTCCTCAAGATAGGCCTTGGTCTCTCCCGCTCCGGGATAGTGTAAAAGCTCCATCTTCGACCAGAACAGGATCAGCGTCTGTATGCTGCTCGGGTCTCCGAAGGCGCCCGTGGAGAGGTTCATTCTCGTCTCCTGCCACATGGCCTCCCTGTTTGATGCCAGCGGCGCCGAGGTGTCGCAGGAGAAAAGGAATTGATCGTTCCAGCACCATTGCCCCGCCGCGTCCTTCTCCAAAAAGTCGTATCTGTTGAAGCTCTTGTACTGCGCGTTGCCGTATATGTCGTTTGATATCACCGGCCTCGGCTCATCCGCGTACGCAAGCTTGAACTTGAACATCGTCTCAAACAGCGCGGCGTATGCCGCGTTTTTCATGACCCTCTTGCTCTCAAGTCTGCCGGCGGACTGCGCCGCGGCAAACTCCTTTGCCTTGCCCGAGGTGGCCGTGTGATCCGCCCTCCCCTGGAAGCTGTCCGTTATGCCGATGACCTGCCGCGCCTCCTCGTACACCTGCGCAAGATACGCCATGTCCCGCTCGGTGTTGCCCTGAAGATCGTATACTCCTATCATGGCCTTCGCCGCGGGCGAGCCGGGGCGTATGACCTTCATGTCGTCGGCATCTACCTTGATGCTCGCCTCGTCCGGGAGCGTGATATAGCTGCCCGATTTTAAAAGCTTGTCGATTATCTTGGCCTCGATGCGGTTTGTGGTGTTCTGCTGGTCTGCGATCTTGTCAATGTCGCTGTCGCCCAGGAAGCGGCCGTATATGCTAACGTTCTTCTGCAATATGATCGGGAACACATCCGGCTTGTAAAACGGGATCTTCTCGGGCTCTTCGATGATCTCGACGATGGGCAGCCCCATTTCGTCGAGCTGCTCGCTTACCTCTTCGCGCTGTAGCATCCCGCCCACGGTGCTACCGTCGCTGCGCATTATCGGCTCGGGCAGCTCCTCAAAGCCCTCCTCGCTTGCCTCCCAGCTCGTGCCGCCGCAGTAAGGGCAGGCTTTTCTGCTGCCTCTCATCGGTAAGGGCTCGTCCGGGATCTCGTCAAGCTCGCTCAATGCAGGCTCCACCGCTCCGCACTGTGTGCATCGTCTCAGCCGCCGCGCCTGGTAGTCCTCCAGATCCTCAAGCTGCGTATCGCATACCCATGAGTAAAGCCCTATGCCGCCCTTGCCGTTGCGGTAGTAGGCCATATACTGCGTTACCATGTCGTCAGCCGGGGTCTCGTTTTGCCCCTTGACGTCCGGCTCCTGCTCTCCCTCCTCGCTCACGTCGACTCCGTAGCGCTGCTTTATGTATTCCTTCGTCTGCGGGATCTTCAGGATGATGTAATCCATGTCCTCAACGCCGGTATAAACTCCGTCCTGGGGGATTATCTGCTTCGGGTGCAGCGTCGAAACCGCAAGCTCGCCTATCGTGTAGTGCGTCCTGTCGGTGTTGTCCCACTCGACCAGAAAGGCCGCGCCGCCCTGTATGGGTACGGTGCGCTCCATAACATCGTTTAATTGCTCAAACGGCATCCTGTCGAGCTCGTTTCTCAGCATATCCTCAATAAGCTTTGCCTTGTCCTCGTCCCGCTCGCGCCGGGCCGTGACCTTCGGCTGGGGTATGCTGCTGTCCGTCTGAGCCTCGATGAGCTCCGCGCAGATATTGCGGACGTGCACGGCCTGCGTTTTCCGCTCACCCTGCACGATGGGTCTCAGAGTCTTCTGCCCGGCGTAAAGCTCCTCGCGGCCGTCCATTTTGTCTATCTCCTCCTGATAGGCCGCTTCATTGGTCTGAAGCCTGTCCTGCCACAGGCGAAGCTTGTTTTTGTCGGTTTTCTTCATCTTCTCACCTCATGGGTCTGCCCCATTTTTTTATCAGCATCTCCCGCTCCGCGTTTGATGCGTTTTCATAGTCCTCCCACATGGATTTCGTCCATTTGCGTCCCTGCCCCTCCGAGGGCTCTGATATGTATTCCTGCTGAGGCCGTATGTGCTGCGTTATCGCCAGCGCCATAACGCAGTCGTCGTGCGCTCCCGGCTCGGCCTCCGGCCGGAGATTCTCTGGGTTTCGCACGAAGGACAGCATCTCAAGCAGCGTCGTCTCATCGTTTATGCTGCCTATGTCCTCCCTCGCCGCCTTTATCAGCTCCGCGATGATCACGGGCCTCGTTTTGCCGTTTGTCAGAAAGCCGTAGCTCTGCTTTGGCTTGTGCGTGTAGTCGTCTATCGTTTCGCGGACATATTGCTTGGGATATCCCAGCCGCTCAAGCTCCATTACCGGGTATGTCGAAAAGTTTGTTTCGATGCCTATGAGCGCCGTGTTGTAGTACCGTCCCAGGCAGTAGAGCTGATGCGCGAACACATCCTCGTCAAACTGCCCGCGCAGCACCGCGACCTGCTCGCCCGTACGGTTGTCCATAACGTGCGCGACGAAGAAATCGCTGCCCTCGCCCGCCGTGTCCGCTCCGATTACATAAGGCGCTCCCGCCTCCGGCGCCTTGTATATGCTGACGCAGCCACTCCTGTCGGCTGTCCATCGGATATCCGATATCCTCAGTCCGTTGTAGTCGTATTCGAAAAGCCCGGTGCTCTCGGGTGCTTTCAGCTCCCGAAGCCTCCTGCTTATGGCCCTGCCGTCGAACACCGTCTTGCCGGTCACACCCCACATTCCCAGGCAGTAGACCTGATAGTAATACTCGTCCGTCTCCTTGAAGCTCTCCAGCGTCCGTATGGCCGCTGCGTCCAGAAAGCGGTTGTCCCTGTAGGTGCTCTCGTGCACCCTCGCCCGGGGATCCCTCCGGTCGAAGAAGCGCTTCTTTAGCCAGTGCTGTATGCTGATGGGGTTAAAGCTCAGGATGATCTGCTGGTATTCACGCGTCTTGCCGCGCAGTCGGATGTCGAGCTGGTTAAAGTCGCCCTCCAAGAGCTCGCTGGCCTCCTCTATCCAGATACCCGTGATGTTGTAGATGGATTTAAGCTTCTCAACGTCGTCGAGTCCCGCGAAGATGATCTCGCTGCCGTTTCGGAAGGAGATCGTCAGATCCGACTTGTTCGGCTTGTATCCGCTGTCCGGATAGAACTCCGCCAGCTGTCCCAGAAGCTGCTTGAAGCAGCTCTCGCGCAGCGTCCTCGCTACCTTGCGGCACACAAGAATGCGGTGGCCCGGCTCGTTGACCGCTCGCTCCAGCACCTTGCGTCCGGCAAAAATGGATTTGCCGCTGCCGCCGCCGCCCTTCAGCACAAGATAGCGGTGGCGGTCGGCAAACAGGGGCAGGAAGGTCTCGTTGCTGGTCTGCCGCAGTTCCTCGTACCATGTAACGATGTCGTAGAGCCTGTCGATCTCCTCGCGGCTCATAGCCTCCAGCTCAGAGGCCGTCCACTTCGTCTTCATCGTCCTCGCTCTCCCCGTCGTCGGCCCGCAGCATTGCAAGCTTCTCATGGTAGGTGGCGGCGTGCTTCATGCTCTCGCGGGTGTCCCTGCCCAGCTCGACCTCCTGCTTCTGCTTCCAGCCGAAATTGTTCTGCAGGTTGAAGATAATGCCGCTGTCGCCCTTGCCCGAGCCCAGCTGAGAGCACAGGTAGGCCTCTATCTCGTTTTTTGCCGCCGCGCAGATATCCGCGTAGTCCTCGTGCCGTGAGTATTCGTTGAAGGTGTCCCGGTGCATATGCAGATAGCCGCACAGCCCGGAAACGGACGGCCTTTGAAAATATTCGATCACCGTGGCGTCCTCGCCCAAGGCGTTTTTCACGGGCTCCCATCGGTAGATATCCTTGCCGTCATCGTCTGTTCCGATGCACACCTTTTCCTTAAGCGCCTTCTCGCGGCTTATTGCCGCAAAGTATTTATTCACGCCTCTTTTAAAGGCCGCAGGACTGTATTTCTTCGGCCGGCCGGCTATGCTCCTGCTCATAAAAAAAACACTCCCTTTGATTTATATTCTAAACCAAAGGGACCGCTCATTTTTACGAACTTTTATTTTTTCTTTTTGAACCATTTCTCATTGAATTTCCTACGAAAATCGTACATTCGGCTCGGCGAAACATGGTGCACGTTGCACACCTGCTGTATTGATTTCTCCGTCGTCATAAGCTCAAAAAGCGCAGCGGAATACTCGCCTGCGCATTCATCGCACAGACGCTGTATTTTATTCTGCTCCCATTTCGGACGATCTGCATAGTTTAAGCATATCGCACGCACGAGCATTTGCTTTTTCTTCGGCAGCTTTACGCCCTGAAGCTTTTTGTACGCCGTTTTCCTCGCCGCCTTCCAATGTATCGCGCGCATATTGCGCGCCTTGCCGTGTCGGAAAAGCTATTTTCTCGGGTGCATAACGACCCTGCCGCCCCTGACTGAGGGCTTTTTGTCCAAAACCGCCCTCAGATATGCCGAGGCCGCGCCGTAGTCCTCATCGATGTAAGTGTATTTCTCCTTCACCGTCGCGCCCTTCGGCGTTTTGATTTCAAAATCCGATACCGGAACAGGCTCGGTGTATATCGGCTTGTCCAGTCCGCGTGAGCAGCTCCACTTCTTTTCGTTCGGAGTCCTCGAACCGTTCTTGATTATGTACTTGGCTAAATCGGTGTGGTCCGTTCGGCCGTCAAGGATCTCATAGCGCAGCTCTTCCGCGGGCCAGTAGCGGCAGATAAGCTCATAGTCCACCCTATCCATGATGATGTGATGGTGAAGCCGTACCTTTTCTCCGGTTTTCGATGATGTTTCGGAGGTACACAGGATCCAGCGCAGCTTCTTTCCCGTAGCCTTCCTGTATGCCCTGCCGAGATTTCTCAAAAACCTTGCCGCTTCCTTTTTAGCGTCCTGAACCGACTGCGGCAGACGGATATCCGAATACTTCAGCGTGAGGAATAACGCGCCTGTGCCGAAGTTGCAGTTTATGCTCCTTGCCAACTGCCTTTCGGCCGCCTTTTCGTTCTGCTTGATTTTTTTAAGCGATGTCGCCCCGGCTTTTCTCGGTGCACGTTTGCGGCCGGGCTGACTCCCGACCGTCATACGGCACCGCCTGATCTCGATAACATTGCCCGATATAATTCTGTATTCCATAATCTTTACCATGTTTTATCCTTTGCCGTAAACTTAGGCGATAAAAGGTCCAATCAGAAACGCGCGCACGCGCGTTTTATTATTTAATGTATATAGCCTTTCCCTTGAGGGGGGAGCTGTCAGCAAAGCCGGCTGAGGGGCCGCAATATTTTCTGCGCATTGAAAGCCATCGCCCTTGGCTCCCCTGCGTAAGGGGAGCTGTCAGCAAAGCTGACTGAGGGGTCGTTAGGACGCAGTTATTGTGCTGATTTAGTACAAAATCTTGTCTGTACCCTTGCCTTCCCCTTGAGGGGAAGGTGTCAGACGCAGACTGACGGATGAGGTGATAATCATAAAAACCGCTGCCGGAGGGTGCGGTGGTTAAGGTAATAGGAAGTAAAATATATGGGAAGGAAGAGAGGCAATGATCAAGAGAGGTGATTTTCCCTCCGGCAGCGCCCGCCTGTGTGTATTTTGTGTGCCCTGCCGCCCGGCGGACAGCGGCAGAGTGGGATATATAGCCTTTCGGCTCAGATATGCGCAGTAAACCTCTGCGCATATCTCAACCGGCAAGCTAAGCATTACGCTTAGCTTGCTTTTTTCTTTTTGGCGCGGGCCTTCTTGCGTTTGGCGTTTGCGATCATCTTGCCCGCTTCCTCGCGGCTGATGCCCTGCATGATCAGCTTCTTTTCTATGGTGCCGCCGAAGCATGCGGAGGTGTATTCGCCGTACGACATGCCCAGCGTTTTAGCCTCTAAGGCTACCTCGGCGAGATCCTTGCCGCTGAGATCGAACAGCAGGCCAGTACGGCGAGGCCGAGTGTAATGCCTTTCCTCGGCCTGCGGCTTCTTGTTGGGTGTGTACCTGTACCGCCCGGCGTTGGCCGCTTCCATTCTCTTCTTGGCGCGCTTCTTCGCGCATGCCGGGCAGTATTTGCGGTTGTGGCCGCCGACCGTCAGCACGCCGCAGCCGGCGCAGTTGATCATCGGCGCATCGAGCGATACCATAGCCCGCCGAAGCTCTGCGCGTTTCTCATTGCTGCGGCGCGCGGCCTCACGCTTAGACGCAGTATCCCGCTCAGCTCGGCAGCGAGGGCAGTATATCTGCCGCGTGGAATTTCTGACCGCGGGCTTGCCGCAGTAAAGGCAGTTGAAATATTCAGGCATTTTTCCTGACCTTTCCCGGCCAGAAGCTTCTGCACCAGCCGTTTGCCCTGCAATTCTCGCCGCGCATGCAGCATACGTCGCAGCACCAGTCGTAATAGGTGTTCTCGCTCCGGCGGCATATCTCGCGTATAGCGTACCGGAAGCGCTCCACCAGTGCCATTTGCGCAAGTACCCAATCCCGGACATTGCGCCATGCAACGCGCTCGGCCTGTTCGGGGTCGCACTTAATGCCTTGCTTTTTAAATACGCGCAAAGTGCCTTCTGCAGGTGCCGGCAGGGTAAAACCGCGCAAGCCTGTTGCCGTGTTGATGCAAAACGAAATAGCAACAGCTTTGCCGGTATCGTATTCGATCATGATCTTTGAAGCGCCGGAGCGTGCGAGCGCGGCTTGAATTTCGCCGATGGACGTGTAAACATCAACTTTCGTTGTATAATTCTTTATCATTGTTTCAGCCCTCGTGTTTCCGCTCTATGGAGCGCATAAGCTTAAGCACATCCCGGACGTACGGATATCCTTCCGCATCGTCGCGCACGACTTCCGTAAGAAAAATTTTCATCTCAAGCCAGCACTTCATATAAAATAAAGGTTTTATATTGCTTTTCATTCTCGGTCCTCCTTTTCGCACCACTTGGGGCGCTCGATTTTTTCGGGCAGCAGTCTCGGCGTGGGGTTTCCGATCACGCGGCCGTTACCCCAGGGCGGCGCCAGCGGCGCAAAGCACCGCGCCGCCGTGTACCCGCTCCGAAAGCGCTCAAATCCAAGGTATTCGCAGCCGGCGCAGCTACCCATTGAGCGCCCCCTGCATCTTGTCAACCAAGGCGCGTACCGCCGCGGTAAGCTTCTCGGCCGTGTCGGGATCGGATGCCCTGACCTTCAAAAGACTGCCGTGCAGCTTGTTGAAATCCTCCTGCACCTGCTCGAATATCTGCTTGAAAACGGCGGTGTTCGGATCCGAAAGCGTCTGAGACTTTTTGAGCTTCTCGAGCTCGGCGGCCGAAGCCGCGGCCTTTTCCTCCGCCTTCTTTATTTTTGCCTTGAGCTTCTCGGCCTTGAGCCCGGCCTCGGAAAGCTCGTTTTTGACCTTTGCCATCTTCTCTGCCCACTCGGCGTCGTTTTTGGCGCGGGCGGCAGTGATAGCCTCCTCGACCGCCTTTTCGTCGACCTCGACGGCCACCTCCACCGGGCGGCTTTTTATATCCTCGAGCTCTGCCTCGGCTTTATTACGTCCAGCCTCGGCCTCGGCAAGATCCTTGCGCAGTGCGTCAAGCTGTCCCCTGGCCTCTGCCGCAGCGCTCTCAGCCGCGGCGAGCTTATCGTTTACCTCGGCGGCACGCAGAGCCGCGCCCTCGTCGGCCTGTTTAAGCTGTTCCTCAGCCTTTGCCGCTCGCTTCTCGGCCTCGTCGCGCTGCTTTATAAGCTCGTCGAGCTCGCGGGCTGACATGTGCTCAACATCGTGCTCTGCGGCGAACTCCTCACGCTCGTCCTCGGGCACGGCAAGCAGCCTCAAGGCATTGGAAATACTCAAATTATTCAACGTTGAATAATTTAACTCAGCTCCAAAAAGGCTCGTTTGCTTCACTCCGTATTCGTCATAAAGGCGCATAAGTCTCGATGCGCTCGGCTGCGAGAATTCCGTCTGCTCTTTGAGATACGGAAGCCACTGCCCGTGCTCTAACATTTCCTTTGCCTCCGTAAGCCTTCGGCCGATCTCTATACCGAACCACAGGGTCATTGTCTTGGCCTGCTGTGTCAGGCCGCGTATCTCCGCCCCTATAATATCCGGCGTCCGTTGGGTCTGAATTTCGTTCATGCTGCATTCTCCTTCTTGGTGTGTTTCTTTTTGGCGGCCTCTCGCCGCTGCTCGGCAAACCACGGCGCGAGGATCTCTTTCTCCCAACGATCGCAGAAGTCCAAAACCTTTTGCGGTATCTTGTGGCTGTGCTGCTTGTGCTCGCCGTGATGCTCGTTGCCGTAGCCGTGCAGCTGGATGCGGCGCGGCTTGTCGCCTCTCAAGTTTTCATTCAGGGTGTAATAGCTCCGCTCAGGGCGGCGGTAATGCCGAACGAAGAATATCGGATTTCCGCTGAGGTGACTTTGGCCGAAGCCTCCGACGCAATGCCGGAGGGTCTTGCCCTCGGCAATGAGATCAAGGTTTGATGCGGGGCAAACTATGCAAAGCTCACCGTCTGTCCACTCAAGCGGCGCGTATTCCTGTTTAAGCCGCAGAAAATTTGCCTCCAGCTTCGGGTCTTTGCTGTTCTGTATCTGTTCGGCCAGCCGGTCATGCGCCGCAAGTATATCCCTCGGCCACAGCTCCTCGTATGTGAAGGCCCCGAGCTGCCCCGGCTGATCGTACAGCATTTTTCGGTAGTCTATAAGCAGTCGTACCGTGTAGTGGGGAGCCCGCTCAGGCTGTTTCGCGCCGTATTTATACAGATCGCTTATCAGCAGGGTATCTTCTCCACAGATGTAATTGTCGGCGATTTCATAGATGTTGTTGCCTCCGAAAAACTCAACGGCATCCCAAAACTGTGCCGGGGATATTGTTTCACAAAAGCTCGAGTAGTTCTGCCAAACGCTTAGATCGTCCGCCGTCCAGTTTAATTCCCTTGCCTCGCGGTATTCGTTTTTGCTCATGCCGAGCATCTCGTGCGGCTTAGACTTTTGCCAATCGACGCAGGTCAGCGCGCCTTTTGCCGTGGCCGGGAGCGTTTGATACATCGAACTGTGCTGATTTGCTGCATTAGATATCTCGCCATCGATGGAGGAAACAACAAAACGGTGCATTCCCGTCTTCATCAGGTTTTCAACCGGCTTGTGTGTTCGCCAAAAATCAAGATATACATATGGCCATTTGCCGCCGGCAGAAAGATATTCGTCTAGGCCGGTCTTCTCGGCGCTTGTGCCCTCGAAGCTGCCGTAAGTAAGCGGGAGCCATTCAACACCGAAGTACCTGCCACAGCAGGCATCGTAGGTGTAGAACATTTTCTGCATCGGATCTGATTTCTGCTTTACTCGCTGCCATGTGCCCGTATTTCTCTCGCAGGTTATGAACTGCCCCTTACGCGATTGTGTATAGCAGCGCAGAAAGCCTCTTTCGGTAAGCACCGCGGCATCGCGTGGGAGAATATACTCATCCGAAACGCCGTCGGCATCGATGCTGCACCCGGCGAGCCATGTGACGATTGCGGCGAGGTCTCCGACAAATTCAATGCTGGCGAATAGCCTCTGATACGTTCGGCCGGTTTTGAGTGCACCGTACTTTACAAACGTTGCATCCTCGCCGCACATCGGGCAGTTTCCCTGATCTCCCTCTGTGATCTCGATGCGCTGGTTTCCATCATCGATATCCTCCGTCCAGCCGGGATAAAGACTCTCATCGTCGCCGATGAACATAAGCGGCCCGCTCATGTCTCGGTGACTGTGCCATCCTGTATAGAAGTTTTCTCCGCAGAATGTGCAGTGGCACAGTGCGCCCCAACGGCGTTTTGAGGCCTTTGCTATTCTGTCAATATCCTCCGGTGTCATGAGCTCCTGCCATTCGATACGCCCGGTTTCCACGCTTACGCGCTTGAAAGTTATGAAGCTTGGGTGCAGCTCCGGGCACTCCATCGCGGCCTTCAGCACTTCGCACGGCGGCTGCGTTGGCAAAAGCCGGATTATCTCTTTGTCCGTCATGGTGCCGCCTCATAGAAAGTCCGAGAGGTCTATGACCTCGCCGCTATGCTTTTCTCCAGCGGCGGGGAGGCCGTAAAACTCGCGGATAATGCCCTCGGCGACCTTAGGGGATACATACGCAAAGCTGCCTGACTTGTGCTTATCCGCATAGGCCTTGATCTTTTTCTCGCAGTTTGCAAGGCTCATGTCGGCGTTATCCAAATCCGCGCTGACTAGCTCCGCGCAATACGGGTCTTGGCATATTTCCTTCAGCTGCTCGCCGACGACCCAGGGCGCGGAGTTTTCAGTAAGCTTCGCCTGCTGAGCCTCGATCTTTGCAAAGCATTCACTCATCCCTCGCGCACCTCCCGGCCTTGTATGCATGAAGGCTCGCCTCGGCGCAGACCTGACAGCGCGATAGCAGCTTTTTCAATACCTCGGCCTGATTGTGGCATTTTAGCCCCAGGTCAACGCCCGCTCCGGCGCTGGAGCAGATAACACGCATGTCGCCGAGCACGCCGTTTTCGTCCGGCTCGAACATACTTTCCTGTGCTGCATCCTCGCTCGGGGAGAAGGTGAACACCAGCGGATAGCCGCCATCGTCGATATCAAGCTCAAAGTCCGTGTTGGCTCTCGTGAAGGTTTTGAGTCCCGTTTTTATCGTCTCATAGCTTTCGAGAGCCGCTTCAATGTATTTGTTCATGTCTTCCTCCTTGCTTTTTGTGCTGATCCGTGGTATCATGTAACCACGGATTTGTTTTTGAATCTGTGAGTTAACGAATCGCGGCACGGCTTTAGTCGGGTGTGCTGCGGTTCTTTTTTGTTATTTTGTATGTTGCGCCCCATGCTTTCCGGGCGCATTTTTCGCATCTTGCGTTCTTCAGCTGCCCCGGCAGCTCCTCAAGATCATAGCCCTGGGCCATATCTGCGGCGCACGCAAAGCATAAATACAGTGTTCTTTCCATGTCATTTCCTCTCCTGCAGCAGATCTATCGTGCGCAGCATGCCGTGTACATAGAAAAATTCGGTCTCGCTCAGCTCTTCCTTTTCCGTTATGGACTTGTCCAGCATGTCCAGCACCCTGTCTATGGCGTGCAGCGTGTGCAGCGCCTTGGCGTTCCAGCCGAGGGCGAAGGCTATCGCAACGACCGCTATGCATATGATTATCTTCATTGGTAGTCCTCCCTGAATGTGTTTTTCGTTCCGCCGAAGCCGCTCCAGAACTTGATTCCCGGTTCCCACGGCCTGTCCTCGCCGTTTTTCATGCCGTACCAGTTGGACAGAACCTCTCTCGCGGCCTGCATGTATATCTCCTTCGGCCGTCTGCTCGGATCATACCCGTATATCTGCCCCGGCTGAGCGCAAACGCCCTGTATCGTGTCCGGGAAGCTGTACATACCGCCTGAATAATCTACGCGGTTGCATATAGCCATGCCCACTTTAAGCATATCGCCGTATTCATTTTCATAGCATTCGCCGCTCATTACCTGTGCCATAGCCAATATCTCTGCCTCCGTCGGCTGCGGCATGTGCTTCACCGTAACCGTGCACAGCCCTTCGGCGTTTATCTCCGGCGCAGGAATGTGCTGCTCTTCCTCCGGCTTGCTCAGCGCAAAGGCTATAAGTATCAGCAGCGCAAGGCATGTCATGCACAGCAGCGTGATCATCACCGTGTATCTGTCCCTCACTGCCGTCTCCTTTTCGCGCATTCCCGCTCCGCTGCGTCGGCGAATATCTCAAGTCCGCGATAAATGCCGTAGATTATAGCCAGAATTGCGGCGCATATCCAAACAAAAATGCCTATGTTCATTTCTCTTCCTCCTCAATTTCAATATCCTCCATCGGAACAAGCTTAGTAATTCCCTTGTAGCTTATCTCGACCATGCCGCCCTCAAGCCCGAGCCGCAGCACCGTGCAGCGCGTCCCGCGCCACAGACAGATAAGCTTTTTCGGCCAGCGCATAACGCTCACCTCAGTATGGCAGCGCCGCCGCATCGAGGATAAAGAATGCACCGTACTGCTCCGGCTCTGCGCCGGTCTCCTCCTCCAGCTCGCGCAGCCCGTCCTCATCCAGGTAGTTCTTGCCGAACTGCCTCACGAATTCGTCAACGCTCCAGCCCTGCTCGCGCATCGCCTTCTTCTGTCCGTAGCGGTGCAGCTCGTCCCTCGTCTCGGCGCACTGGTGCGCCGCTCTGGGGCCGAACTGGTGGCATTCGTGGTGGCACAGATCAACCACAAGGCCGTATTTCTCGCTCTTTTTCCGCAGACCGCCGCCGAAAATGTGGTGACGGTCCAGCGGATCGGAGCTTCCGTTTCTTCCGCAAAGGAAGCATTCTCTCATGTTTTCCTCTCCTTACTGCGCCTCCGGCTGTCCGTAGCGCGCATAGTATTCCTCGGGATGGTTTCTGTAGTAGTCGTTGACGGTCTGGGCGATCCGCTCTGTCCAGACCCTGCGGCAGTATGCCAGCTGCTCCGGCGTCAGGCTCTCAAGCGGAACCGCCTCCGCGCCGTCTATCTCTACCATGCAGCAATATGTAAGCTCTTTTCTCTTTGCCATGTTTTCCTCCCTTCTTATTGCCTTCCCCTTGCGTAAGGGAAGTGATTGGATTGGCTCCCCTGCGTAAGGGGAGCTGTCAGCAAAGCTGACTGAGGGGTCACCGCCGGCTGATGAGGTGAAATTGCCTTCCCCTTGTGTGAAAGCTGTTGTCCTTGCCTTCCCCTTGAGGGGAAGGTGTCAGCCGCAGGCTGACGGATGAGGTGATAAAAGTCTATTCCCCGCCCGGCAAGTCCTATGACGCCCTGCGCTCGATGATATCCTGCGCCATGACCATGCCGTCGCCAACGGCTATCCACAGCGCCCGCTGCTCGTCGTTCATTTTTCCGAACAGCTCAACGAGCTTGTCGTTCTGCTTATTTTCGTTTTCGTTCATAGCTTTTCTCCTTTCTTGCGAATGGCTTCTGTAGTTGCTATAATCTCCTCGAAAGGAGGTGTTTTCGTGTTTGATAATGAGCCCTGGCATCCCGACCAGCTTGAGGACTACAAGCGCCTGACCACCGATGCCGAGCGCCTGCGCTTCTTTGAGTGCAACGGCGTTGACCCCGATCACATGGCCGAATGGCGGCGCTTAATGTTTCCTCAGCCGCCGAAGCCGGAGCCTGAGCCACCTGCTTCTGCCGAGAAGCCAAAGCAGGAGCCCGTCTGGTATAAGTCTCCGGGCTTTTGGGTCGGCGTCATCGGCGCTGCCGCCGGCGTCATCGCCCTGTTCAGGTAAGTACAAGGCGCATTTTCGTTTTCTGTCGCCGACGTCGGCCTTGCGTATCATGCACACGATGCGCCCCGTCGGGATATATTCGCCATACTGCTCACCATACCCTTTGTTTTTCATGAACAGTTCCTTGTGCCTCGCGCAGCTCTCGCAGGCGCGGACGTGTGCAGCTCCGCAGGCCTTGTCCGAGCCCCAGACCGCGCCGCCGTATTTGCGGCACAGGCCTTGCCCGTAATACCTCTTTCCGAAGTCCTTATCTCCGATCCTTGAGTCTACATATGCTTCTTCGTAATACAGGCAGTCTTTGCACAGCATTCCCTCACCTCCTCTCACTTGCTTCTCTCCGGCTCAATCCTTTTCGCCGAAAAGATATTCCAGGCTGCTTTCCTCAAAGCATTTGTTTTTTATGCTCAGCGCCGTGTCCAGCGTAAGCCTGTAATCCCCCAACAGCATTTTCGAGAGGCTTGCCCTGTCCATCCCCAGCTCTCTTGCCATCGCGGAAATGCTTATGTGCTTGCGTCCCATTTCCGCTCTCAGGTTTGGGTAAATGGTCAATCAGTCCTCACCTCCTCTCGCTTGCTAATGGTTTATTTAATTGATATAATCTCCTCGAAAGGAGGTGTTACCATGAAAAAGAAACTACCAGAATACACATTATCTGATACCGATGTTCAGGCTATTATCGCAGCGCTGCCGCTTATCCTTCTTGTTGAAACAGACACAGAAGAGCAATATGAATTAAACGAAATATGCTGCGAATTGGCAGCCGCTAAGCTGATTGCCAAATCAACCAGCTATACAGCTAACGAACTCCGAGTGATCTACTCTTCCGTTGCACTTGCAAATCAATATCTCGCCGGTAAATGGGGCCTCGATGTTACGGCCGAAGAAAAG